CAAATCTTCCTTTATCAATTGTATTCATCCAAATCTTCATACCATAGAAAGATCTATAAGATTCAAATGGACAAACGAAATCTACAACAACATGATTAACTGCAAGATCACACATCGTCATCATACGATTCGCTTGTCGTTTACGACCATCCTCTGTAAAATCCCAATCTTCAAATAACTTTCTAATCTCATCAGCATTGAAGTGTGGTATTTTTTTACCTTCTATTAATTTCTTTGCAAATGTAGTTTTGCCTGATCCTGGTAATCCAAATATTAATATCTTCATTAAAATTTTATATGTCCATATGCATCAACAATGCTTTTAGGCAATTGTGATCTATAAGGATTGTCTTCCTTTCTAATCTCTTCTCTAATCGTATGCATTCTATTTCCAACCACTGTATCGTCGTAACTCATACCATTTATTTGAAACTGTTTCAAGGATTTAAAGTTATGATTAAATCTAGGTATTTTTAAAAAGTCATATATTTTATTTATTTCAATGTCTGGTTGATTTACTAAATCATCATATTTTAAATAATGACACATGTTAGGATAATTGTAAGAATTTTTAATAGCTTCTAAATCTTTTGCAATCGCACCATCTTTATTCATGAGCATCCAAAGTTTTTCCTCAACAGTTTGTTTACCGTATTTATGAACAAAGCTTGTTGGCTCTCTTTCAAACCATTTAACATAAGATGCAAGAACATCTAAAACATCTCTTAAAATAATAATGCATTTAAATGGTCGTTTGAAATGCTTCTGCATTAACATAAAATTACCAGGTGTCATGACAGGACCCCTGTCTATAATATAACGTTGTGGCCAGTCTTTATAGTAAGTATCAAAGACGATATCTAATACGTTATCTAATGATTTATGATCTGGGTAATTTTGAAAGACATCTGTTTCTTTAAGTAAAAACAAATCTTTCATTATTTCTAATGTAATAGAATTAGGTGTACAGGCGATATCTGGGTTTTGATTTATAATGGAACCAAATAGAGTATTACCTGATCTTGGTAATGCGACTAAAAAGAATAATTCTTTAGCTGTTTGGTTTTCCAAAAGTTGGGATTGATTTCTTCTCATCATGTTTAAGTAGTCCTAATTCTTTCTTAACTCTTTCAATCGTTTGTAATTGTCCAAGAACATTGAATACTTCAGGTTGAGAAGATCCAGGTGTTAATGTTTCAGCTTTATTCTTCATGATTTGGTGATATGATTCTAATTGATGAGTATTTACATTTTTAGTATCGAATGATCCATCATCAAATTCTTTCTTTAAATTAGACCACATATTAATTTCTCTCATTCTATCTCTTGCAACAAGTTCCATATTCGCTTTTGCATAAATCTTTTCATCTAAATCTATTTTATAACATTCTAATTTATATTCATCCGTTTCAGTTTCTAATTTCTTTTCTAACCATTTAATCTTTGCATCATTTCTTCTGTAATCAAAAGATAATGACATTAAATTTTCTAAAAATACGTTCTGTTCTCTAACACATTGCCAGTATTTAGCAGATATTGTTGGATATTTTGCATCTTGTAATACTGAAATTCTTGCTTCTGTTTCTGTTCTGAATATTTGTTTTTTTGTCCAAGTATCACGAAGTTCCTCAACCATTCCTTTGAATGCATTGAGATCGTTTGGATCAAGTAGATTATTTAAGTGAGCTTCTTCTTGCTGTATTAAACTCTTAATATTTCTCTTCTCTGTCATTGAGAAGGATATAACGATTTATTATGAAGTTGTCAAGGTTGAAGCGGTTATTGTAGTTTGTGGGCCTGACCATTCTTCTGTGGCTGTTAAAACAGTTGGAAACCCACCACCAAATGCTAAACCTACTGTTTGTGTTCCTACTCCTCCTAACTCACCTCTTCCTGTTGCCATTGGTGGAACAGATGTCCAACCTGTACCATCCCAAACTTCTGTATTAGCACCGCCTCCACCACCAAATCCTAACGCAGCGGTTTGTGTTCCACATCCTGCTAAACTACTTCTTGCAGTGTTCATTGCATTAACTGAAGTCCAACTTGTTCCATTCCATGATTCTGTTGATCCAGTTGGAGATCCTGGTGATGGAACTTGAACTCCACCAAATGCTAATGCAGCTGTTTGAGTACCACAACCTGTTAAACTTTGTCTGGTTGTGTTTAGTGAATTTGGAGTGTTAGTCCAACTTGTTCCATTCCATGATTCTGTATTAGGTGAAGTTATACTTCCTGTACCTGGAATTCCACCACCAAACGCTAAAGCAGCTGTTTGAGTTCCTGCTGATCCCATAAGTCCTCTAGCAGTGTTTAAAGAATTAACAGGAGACCAAGACGTTCCATTATAAGATTCTGTATTTGCATAATTAGTAGGTGAATTTCTACCTCCAAATCCTAATGCAGCAGTTTGTGTGCCTGCTCCTCTAATTCTATATCTTGCAGTTCCTAAATTTCCTCCTGCTGACCAAGTAGCTCCATCATATTCTTCTGTTGCAGTAAGAGCTCCTGCTGGAGGTGCTGATGTGTAACCTCCAAATCCTAATCCTGCAGTTTGAGTTCCAGCACCACCTAAATTATATCTAGCCGTCCCCATATTCCCGCCGCTCGCCCAAGCACCCGTGGCTGGGGAAAAAATTGTTGAGTTGTATTCTTCTGTGTTTGCAATTGATCCTGTTGCATATCCACCAAAACCTAAAGCTGCTGTTGCTGTTCCTGATTGAGCAGAAGCTAAACCTCCTCTAGCTGTTGCCATAGTAGCTGAAGATGTCCAATTTGTTCCATCATATTGTAAAGATGTTGCTATACCTGATCCTGCAAAAACTAAAGCATTTGTTTGTACTCCTGATCCTGAACCAGCTCCTCTTACAGCTGGTAAACTTGTACCTGCTGTCCAAGTTGATCCATCATATTCCTCTACGTTTGATACGTCACTTCCACTATTTCCACCAGCTCCTAATGCCGCTGTTTGAGTTCCTGCAGCTGAAAAACCTTCTCTTGCAGTTATTAAATTTCCACCTGATGTCCAATTAGTTCCATCATATTCTTCAGTCGCATTAGTATGACCAGAAGGAAGAACATTTCCTCCAAATGCAACACCTGCAGTTAAAATTCCTACGGAATCTCCATTTCTCCTACCAGGAGAAGTCATATTGTTACCAGCTGTCCAAGTTGAACCATTATATTCTTCAGTTGAAATTAAAAAAGTAGGAGTATTATTATCTCCAGCGGCAGACACAGCAGCTGTTTGTGTTCCAAATCCAAAATTACCTAATATTGATGCACTTAAATTTCCTCCTGCTGACCAAGTGTATCCTGAATATTCTTCTGTAGCATTTGTACGAGGATTTGGAGGACTTGGAAATCTAGAACCACCAAATGCTAAACCTGCTGTTTGAATACCAGCACCACCAAGATTGTATCTAGCAGTACCCATATTTGATCCTGAAGACCACGCTTTAATTTGCACTAATGATTTTAATGTACCTGATGTGGAGTTATACCACACCTGTCCCTCGTTGCCTGTGTTGAGTGTTGGGTCTGAACCCAAGTAGTTGACTCTTAATCCTGCTAGCTCATTGTAGGTCGTCATGTGAGTGACCTACGGTAAAGTTATAGCAGTCGGTCTTTGATTGAATCCTGGTCTATTTTTTTGCTCAATTGGTAAAGCGTCCCAAGCTGCTTGAGCCGCTGCAACTTCTGCATCAACAATTGCTTGTGCTTCTGCTTTAGTTTTTTCAACTCCGTTTTTCTCTGCTAACCATAAAGCTCCTTTTTCATTATTTCCGACTACCCAAACATCGCCTGGATAACCTCTTAAGAAAAAGTTTCTTCTGTCTTCTGCAGTAAAAAAACCTTTGCCTGTGTTAGTTGCTGTACCGTATATAAAAAGTGCCATATTTATGCTCCTTGGTTAGTTATTATAAGTCAATTTATTCATAATGTAAACTAACTTGTAGTTATTGTTTTTGTATTAGTTGCTGTAGTTTCACCAGTAAATTCTTCTGTAGCAGTACCTTGAGGACCTGAAAAACTTCCTCCTCCACCTACTAATGCTGCAGAAACAGTACCTTGTCCTGCACTAGCTGCAGATGATCTTGCTACTGCCATAGGAGGTCTAGTAAAAAAAACAGTTCCATTAAATTCTTGAGTAAAACCAGTTGTAGCTGGTGTATCTCCACCAGAACACAAAGCCGCTGTTTGAGTACCAGATGCTGCTTGTGCCGCTTGTGCAGTTACTAAATTTGGAGATGAACTATAACTTGTACCATCATATGTATTGCTTGTTGCTACAGGTGATGTTCCATTATATCCACCAAAAATAAGTGCTGCTGTTTGAGTTCCTGATATTCCAATATTTTGTATATTATTTGGATAATTTGTAGGTGTTGTTGTCCAATTTGTTCCATCATATTCTAAAGTTTGATTGGTTATTCCAGGAACTATATTTCCTCCTACTGCTAAAGCCGCTGTTTGTGATCCACAACCACCTAATTCAGAACAACTTGCAGGTAAAGTATTAACATTACTCCAAGTAGCTCCATCATATTCTTCTGTTACGTCTGTTTGAGGATATCCACCACCAAATCTTAAAGCTGCGGTTTGAGTTCCTGCACCATATAAAGCTCTTTTAGCTGTATTTAAATTTCCTCCACCAGACCAACTAGATCCATTGTATTCTTCTGTAGCATTAGATAAATTATTTGGAGGGGAAATGAATCCACCAAATGCAAGTCCTGCCGTTTGTGTACCTGCTCCACCTACTCCAGAATATCTAGCAGTTGACATATTCCCGCCACTCGCCCACGCTGCGGCTGTGATGATACTAGATGAGAAATTGTATTCTTCTGTGACTGCTGTATTAGATGGAGTACCTCCACCAAAACCTAATGCTGAAGTTTGTGTTCCAGATCCACCTAAACTAATTCTTGCAGTTGCCATAGGAGAAACTGATGTCCATGCGGATCCATTATATTGTTCTGTTGCTCCTGTAACTGTTGGTGTTCCTCCACCAAATGCTAAAGCCGCTGTTTGAGTTCCTGCCCCTGCTAAATATCTTCTTGCAGTGTTTAAACTACCTCCTGCTGTCCAAGTTGAACCATCATATTCTTCTGTGTTTGCAAATATTGTTGGAAAACTTGCACCTCCAAATCCAAGACCTGCAGTTTGTGTTCCTGTTCCACCTATATCACGTCTTGCAGTATTTAAAGATCCTCCTGCAGTCCAAGCTGAACCATCGTATTCTTCTGTGTCAGCAACAACAACTGTTGTATTACCACCAAATGCTAATCCCGCTGTTTGAATTCCTGCTCCTCCTAAACTACGTCTTGTAGTTCCCATATTTCCACCTGGCCCCCAACTTGTACCATTATATTCTTCGGTTGCGTTAGTATTACCTGTTCCATCTATATAACCTCCAAAACCTAGTGCAGAAGTTTGTATTCCACAACCTGCTAATAATCTTCTTGCTGTTGTCATGTTTCCACCTATTGCCCAACCTGATCCATTATATTCTTCTGTTGCATTTGAAACTGGAAAATCTCCACCGAAAGCAAGTCCTGCTGTTTGAATTCCACAACTTCCAAATTGAGCTCTTGCAGTAATCATAGGACTACCAGAACTCCAAGTTCCTGAAGATAAAACACTCTTAAACGTCCCCGAAGTTGTATTATACCAAACTTGTCCTTCAGCATCGGCCGTTGGATCTGAACTGTAGTTCTTTACGTATTTACCAAAAATTTCTTTGTATGTTGTCATGTTATGAGGTTGTTATTTTTTGTACTGCGAATGTTGGGTCTGTAAATTCTTCTGTGGCTCCTGTTATAGAAGGTGTAGCTCCTCCAAATGCTAAAGCTAATGTTTGAGTCCCTGCTCCTGCAAGAGCTTGTCTTGCTGTTGCCATATTTGAACTAGTTGTCCAAGAAGTTCCATCATATTTTTCTGTTGCTGCAGATAAACCTCCTCTATCACCACCAAAAGTTAAACCCGCTGTTTGTGTACCCGCTGAACCTGATTGAACTGCTCCTGAATTTAAATTTCCTCCTGCTGTCCAACTTGTTCCATTATATTCTTCTGTGGCTGTTGGAGATGGGGTTCCACCAATAGCAAGTCCTGCAGTTTGTGTGCCTGTACCTGATAAAGCACGCCTTGCTGTTCCTAAATTTCCTCCAGGCCCCCAACTTGTTCCATCATATTCTTCAGTTGCTGATGAAGGTGTAACTCCTGGTGTCATTCCGCCAAAAGCCAAACCTGCAGTTTGAGTTCCACAACCTGATAACTGCATCCTAGCTGTTCCTAAATTTCCACCAGGTGACCAAGTAGATCCATCATATTCTTCTGTAATATTTCTGTATGGATTACCTCCAAATGCTAAACCTGCTGTTTGTGTTCCTGCTCCACCTAATTGTGATCTTGCAGTTCCCATAGTTCCCCCAGGACCCCAAGTTGAACCATTATATTCTTCGGTTGCTCCTGATTCAGAAGGTGTGCTACCACCAAATCCTAAAGCCGCTGTTTGAGTTCCTGCTCCTGCTAAATTATTTCTAGCTGTAGACATACTTCCACCTGATGCCCACGCTCCACCAATATTTTTATAACCTTTTAAAACTCCAATAGTATTATTATACCAAATTTGTCCTTCTTCTGGATTTGTTGGATCTGATGATACTGATTGTATCGCCGTTCCTCGTATCTCTTTAAAGGTTGTCATTTCAAACCTCCGTTAATTATTCTGTAACAGCCAACCTTGAGTATTGTCAACAAATACAAGTGTGAATCCTGCTCTTTCTGTTGCAACTGTTAAATCTGTTGCCGAACCTTGGATGGGCTTACCATTTCTTGCTACTGTAAAATTATTTGTGTCAAATGTTCCAGCGTAATCAATAAAAGATACAAAGTCTCCGATTGTTGGAGAAGATGGTAATGTTGCTGTAATTGTTGTTGAGTTTGTATCTACAAAATAACCTTCTTTTGCAGTTACGTTAAAGTCTGAAGTTTTAACCGCTTGCCAAGCTGCTCCGCCTGATACAGTTGAAAAAGATAATGTTCCTGATCCGTCAGTGGTTAGAACTTGATTTGCTGTTCCATCTGCTGTTGGTAGTGTAAAACTAACATTAGATGCAACTGTTGCACCTGCTTTTAAGGATACGTAATTAGAATTATCTGAGTCACCAAATCTTATTTCATTTTGATTAGGTAATCTAATTGTAGATAAGTCATTTCCTACATCATTAGGATTTGTTCCATCTAAATAAATTATTTTATGACCTTTATCGGCTGCTCCCCATATTACAGAAGATCCTCCAACTTGGTTTAAAGCTACTGTAAAAGCTCCTGATGTTGCATTATCAACGATGTAAGTTTTTTCAATTCCAGTTTCAATAAATACTGTACAGTTTGCAGTAATTGTTCCTGTAAATTGTAAAATAGCATTTCTTGCATCTGAAATAGTAGCATTTGTCATTGACAATGTTGTATTTGTAGATGTCAGTGCTACAGATTGATAACCAGCGATTGCTTGTTGTAATAAATTTAAATTTGAGTTTGTTTTATCTCCCCATGTACCCGAGTTTTCACCCGTTACCATTAACTCAAGTTTGAGGTCCGTAGAATACGATGATGCCATAAGAATTCCTTATAATATTATAATATTTATCAATTTTAGTTTGATTAAGCTGCTATGTCAACAACCGCCCAATTGTTAGTTACCCCTATATCTACAACTGCCCAAGCTGTTATAAATAAACGGCCTGTAGAAGTTGTCATATTTACGCCAGTTACATCTATATTAGCATTTGCGGTTATAGACAGTGTTCCTGTAGTTACAAGTAAGGATTGTCCACTTACTATAACGTCTACATTTGTAAATGCAGATTCATCTCCTAAAGATATATTTAATAAATTTGTAGATAAAATTAAATTAGCGTCTCCATTAATTGTTAAGATTCCAACATTTGAAGTTATAATATTTGTTAAAACATCTACATTAGCATCTGCTGTAGTACTTACAGAATTAACTGTAGAATTTAATAAATTTGTAGTAGCATCTACAATAGCATTTCCTACAACATCTTCATCACCTAATGAAATATTTATTTGATTACCTGTTACTTCAAATGAAGCTCCAGCATCTGCTGTTAGTGTTCCAGTTGTAGAATTCATGGAATCACCAACTACGATTTCAGATGTATTACCATCTGCAGTAATTGAGTAAGCACCAATTGTTGTATTTAAAATATCTAATGCCGTTAATACAACATCAGCATTACCTAAACCACTTTCATCTCCTAAACTTATTTGTAATAAATTTGTAGATAAAGTTAAATTAGAATCTCCAGTAATAGAAACTGTATTAACTGTAGAATTTAATTGTTCTCCTGTAATTGAAATGTCTTGTCCAATTGCAATGGAAACAGAATTTATATTAGTAGAAAGTGTAAGTACTTCTCCTATGCCCCAAGAATCAATACCCCATTGGCCTTGACCCCACGCTTCAAATGTAACTGTAGCGTCTTCGTTGCCTTCTCCCCAGTATCCTATACCGTATACGCCTGAACCCCAGGGAGCCGACATGAATCCTCCTTAAGCTATTCTTAAGATAGCTGCTGCAGATGTAAATGCTGGGAATTGAATTGTAAATGTTCCAGATGTTGCAGTTTTATCACTACCAAAATCTAATACACATACTGATTTGTCAGAAGCTGATGTATTATAAATTAAAGCTCCTCTTGCAGTAAGTGTTACTCCTGTAAAAGATAAATCTGCGAAATCTACGATTGCAACTGAACCATCTAACGATACTTGTTGAGAAGCTAATACTCCTCCGCCTGCAGAATACTGTCCAGTATTTCCAACTTCATTGCTTGATGAATATACTGTTGTATTTGCATCTAAAGTAGCTGCTGATGAGTAAAGTGCTAATTTAAAAACTTGTCCCGAACCTGAATCAAAATCGTGAACAGCACCTAAAATCTCTGATTTGAAAGTGTTGCACACTGCTTGTGTTATTGCCATATGTTGTACTCCTTATAGTTGTTATGGGGATGGTGAGTTAATTTTGATACGTAACACTCCATCCTGAAATTCGTCTCTGCGTCTTCTACCTGTTTGTTCTAACGCAAATCCTTGTAATGCTGTATTATACTTGTCCTGATACAGTTTGTACATATCCATAGGACCTTTTAAATATGCAAAAGCTTCTACTAAACATGCATATAATAATAGTTCTGGTGCATTTACACTTACATAAGTTGTTGTATTTGAAGCACTTAAACCATCTGGTGTATAAACATAATCTAAAGTTACTGCATAAGCAGCGTCTGGAGTAGGAGCTACTTCAATAGCATCTTCTCTAAAAGTTGCATAATATTTTGGAAATCCTGTAGTACCTGCTGCATTATATTCAGTAATAAAAGTATCATCTCTTGGTTCTAAAGCAACTTGAATAGACGAGCTATTTGTTGCAACTACTGATCGTACAATTAAAGCTCTTCTAGAAGTATTAGTTCCTGAAGATCCTGATGAATTTGGTAAAACTAAATATTTATTATTTGCTGTAAATGTAGAAGTAGCATATTCTCTAGAATAATCAGCATCTGTTTCTCTAAATATTCTAAATTCAGAATCTCTAATAAATCCATTAACAATAGTAGAAGTTAATACTCCTGAATCTACTTCTGTATAATCTCTAATTTTTTGTACTAATTCTGCGTATGTCATGTTATATTAATTGTTACATCTCCAACGTTAGAATAAGCTTGTCTTCTAGAATTAATAACATCTCCACTTATTCCAGGTTCCATTCCAATAGATAAAAATTGTCCTGGCCAAAAATATAAATCTAATTCTACTAAACATCCTCCACCTGGAACAGTATCTGCTCTAGCATTTTTTAATCCCTGTGGATCTGCTTTATGGTGTCTTGGATCTAATTGAGGTTGTTTTGGTTCATATTCACTAAAATGTACCCATGAACCATTCCATTCCCTTTTCATTTCCACATATGGAAACTGCATTCCTGATCTATCAGAAATTGCTAATGATCTTTTACCTCTTGCAAATGCCATTAGATACCATCTCCAAAGTAAGTATAAGGTGAAATATAAGAACTTGTTCTTTGAGAGTCTTCTTCTAAAGCTCTTTGTAATTCATCTTCATATATTAATTTTAAACCTTGTACTCTATCTGGAGAAACCTTTTGTCCTAAATAATATGCAAGTCCTGAAATCATACATGGTAAAAATCTGTAAGGAACGTTTGCTTGATCATTATAATCTCCTGCATCTTGAATTCTACTTATATAATAATACTTTAAATAAATATATTGAGCACAATCTGGTGTTAAATATAAACTAATAGTAGGATTAATTTGACGATTCACATAGTATTGTGAAGGTTGTCCAGTTTGTCCTTTATTAGGAAGAGCTGCATAAGCAGATCTATCAATTTTATCTAAAGAAATATCATTAGTTGTTTCAGTTATAGTTAATGCTGTAGAAATATAAGCTTCTAATACATCACTACAATCAGAAGGTGTAGCATAAGTTGATGTACCAGCAGTTAATAACTGTTCTTTAAGAACAATTTTCCAAAGATGAACACCTCTATTTCCCCATTCAGAAAATAAAATGTTTAAACTTCTTCTTGCTGATTTTATATTATAACCGCTGTTAGTTCTTACACCACAACGTTCGTAGGCTTCTTCAATAATATCGTCTATGTCTAAATCGAATGTTGTAGTTCCTGAAGTAGCCATTAGACATTATTTTTTCTTATTATTTTTAGAAACTTTCTTAGCACTAAATCCTTTTAACATACCTGCAACTTTTGCTGGTGTGTTTTTTGGAGTCATTCCTGCTTTTAAATATGTTTTCATTCCCATTTTAATATTCTCCGAAGTATTGTTTGTTAACTTGTATTGCTTTTTGACCTTTAACCATCATTTTACCTTTTTTAGCCTTTACAGGTTGTTCAGACATAGCTTCTTGAATAGCCATTCCTCTTTTTTTCTCGTAAGAAGATAGTTTTCCGTCTTTATCTAAATCTGCTTTTGGACTTAAACTTTTATTTTTCATCATACACTAAATATACCTCATTTTTGTCATGTTATATATACCAC